CGGTATCCTTACAGGCAGGTTTGGTATGTGTCGGAGATTCAAATGATACTTCTTTTACATTCTCAACCACAGATAATATTTCTGCATCTGTAATTCAGAATAGTGCTGGTAATTATCAGGCAGTCTTTAGTGGTATTGACATTAAAGAAGGTATATTCTTAGAAAAGAAATTTACCATAGATGGTTCATTAGATCAGAGGTTTATATTAGATAATGAAGGTATTGATACCTCAACTGTCAAGGTTTATGTCAGTGAAGATATTTCAGAATTAGGAACCGAATATTCATTAGTCGAAAATATATTAAATGTAGACAAAAATTCTCAAATTTATCTCTTACAAGAGGTTCAGGATGAGAGATATGAACTCTTTTTTGGAGATGGTCTCTTTGGAAAGAAGATTCCAAACGGATATACGGTGACTGTGAGGTATATTGTTACAGATGGTAAAGAAGGTAATGGTATCGGCAAGGGAAATACCCTTTCTTTCTCTGGAAAGATAGTTGATCAGAACGGAAATACTGAAACATTATCATCTGATCCGACAATTATCACAAATGAGTCGTCTACAAATGGATCTGACATCGAATCTATCAGTTCGATCAAATATTATGCACCAAAAACGTATTCTTCACAATATCGTGCAGTCACACCACGAGATTATGAAGCAATAATTAAACAAATATACGCAGATACAGAGTCTGTTGCCGTTGTCGGGGGTGAAGAGATGGATCCACCCGAATTTGGTAATGTAATTATCAGTATAAAACCAAAAAATGGGTATTTTGTTTCCGATTTTAACAAAACTCGCATTTTATCCCAATTAAAGCAATATTCAGTATCGGGAATTAATCAAAAATTAGAAGATTTAAAGGTTTTATACGTCGAAATTGACTCTTCGGTGTATTTTAACGAAAATTTGGTCTCAACTGCAGAATCACTCAGAGCAAGAGTGGTTAATTCACTCAATACCTATGGAAATTCTGTAGATTTAAACCAATTTGGAGGAAGATTTAAGTATAGTAAGGTGCAGCAGGTAATTGATGCCACCGATACGGCAATAACTTCGAATATTACAAAAATTATCATCAGAAGAAACCTGAAAGCTGCTTTAAATCAGTTTGCACAGTATGAATTATGCTATGGAAATCGTTTCCATGTTGATTCTTCGGGATACAACATCAAATCAAAGGGATTTTTAATCAGTGGAAACTCCAAACCAGTCTATATTACTGACACTCCCAATGAAGATCTAAAAACTGGAGTACTTTCTATAGTAGAAATAAAGGATGATGGTACTATTAATGTGGTCGCTAAATCGGCAGGAACAGTTGATTATGTTAAAGGTGAAATTCTCTTAGGAACCCTTAATATAACTGGCACATTGGACGGTACAGGGGTCGTAGAGATACAGGCAGTTCCTGAGTCAAATGATGTTGTTGGGTTGAGAGAATTATATCTCGATTTTAGCGTCTCAAAAAGTAAAATAAATATGTTAAGGGATGTGATTAGTTCAGGTGATGAAATATCTGGAACTACATTTATTAAAGACTTCTACACCTCAAGTTATCTAAACGGACAATTAATAAGAGAATAATATGATACATACTGGTTTTGAGTCTAAGGTTAAGGTTCAGCAAATTATCGGGAGTCAACTTCCCGAATATGTTGTAAATGAAAATCCTAACGCTGTAGATTTTTTAAAACAATATTATATTTCACAAGAATTTCAGGGTGGGCCTATTGATCTATCTGACAATTTAGATCAATATTTAAAATTAGATAATTTAACACCAGATGTAGTAGTTGGATTTACTACACTTACTACTGGTATAGGAACTGGAGACTCAACAATTTCAGTTTCGAACACAAAGGGGTTTCCAAATCAATACGGACTCTTAAAAATTAATGATGAAATCATTACATATACAGGAAAGACATCAACGACGTTTACTGGATGTGTTCGTGGATTTTGTGGTATTACCAGTTATCATAAAAATCTGCAGGAAGAAGAATTAGTATTCTCTACTTCAGGAATTTCATCACACACTGAAGATGCATATATTCAGAACTTAAGTTCTTTATTTCTTAAAGAATTTTATAAAAAACAGAAATCAACATTAGTTCCAGGTTTAGAAGGTGTAGATTTTACTTCTGACCTCAATGCAGGATCATTCATAAAAGAATCAAAGTCATTATATGAATCAAAAGGAACAGATGAGTCATTTAGAATACTTTTTAATGCCTTATATGGAGAAACTCCTCAGGTAGTCAATTTAGAAGAATTTTTAATCAAACCATCTTCGGCAAATTACGTCAGAAGAGAAATTATTATTGCAGAATCACTTTCTGGTAATCCTATAGATTTAGTTGGTCAGACAATTTATAAATCTGATGATTTAGACACAAATGCGTCTATTTCTGAAGTTGAGACATTTACTAGAGCTGGAGTAGCACTAACAAGCAATCAGCAATATTTTAAAATATCTCTTTTCCGTGGTTATTCTGATGTAGAAGATGCTGTACAAGGAAATTTCAAAATAACTCCTGCCACAAGAGCTCTTGATACTGTCAGTGCTGGTTCTTCGGTAATAACCGTTGATTCTACTGTAGGTTTTGGTACCACTGGAGTTTTGGTCGCAGGAATCAATACAAACATCAATTATACTTCAAAAAGTGTAAATCAGTTCTTTGGATGTGATGGTATTGATTCGTCTATTACATCTACTTACTCTGTAAGAAATAATGAGACTTATTTTGGTTATGAGGGTGGTGATACAACCAAAAAAGTTGAATTAAGACTCACAGGTGTATTATCAGAGTTTGAACAAGTCTCTGATACATTATCTGTCGATGAAGGTCAGATAATTTCGGTAAAAAATGTCGGTGATTTAATAGAGGGTAATTTTTATGTTGATACTTCATCTCTTTATGAGAAAATGTCTCATAAAAGAAAATTTGCCAATTCTTGGATCTACAATACATGTGTAAGATATAATATAGGTGTTATAAATGGTGTCGATATAATTTTTGATGGTCAAATTGACAGAACTAGTCTAAAGAAAGATGATAAGGTAGAGATAGTCGTCAGATCATCAAATGATGTAGTTTTGGGTGATACTACTGATGTATATGTCGAGGAAGTTTATGATGTAACTGCAGATAATGATATTAAAATAAGCAGTGCATTTGTTCCTACTACTGGTATTGAATATGATTTGAGGAGAAAAGTTAATACTGCTAAGAGTACTTCTGCTCCTTTGGAAGTCAGTAAGATTGTATCTGATATACAAAATTTATATACTGATGGTGATGAGTATGCTTACATTGCTTCTAACTCAGTTCCTTCAGAACAACTTGCCGAGTTAACTACTTCTTTTGTCAATAATATTGCAACTCCAGTAAAATCAATTTCTGTTGATTATCCACCAACTATAGTTGGTAGTGGATTGACTGCAAATGTCGGATTAGATACTGGCACATTTAGTGCTATCAAATTTAAGAATTCTGTTCCATTTGTGACAGGAGATCAGGTATATTATGAACCATCTGGTAATTCTTATGTCGGATTAGAAACTGGTAGTTATTTTGTAGGAATATTGACAACTTCTAATACTGATCAAAACACTATACAATTATATTCATCACAATCCTTTATTAATAGTGGTAATTACATACCTCTTAAAGCAAGTAAGATTATAGGTGTAGGGACTAATTTTGTTCCAGAATATGCTAATGGTGATCATAAGTTTACTTTATATTCTCAGAGATCCAATGAAATTGGTGCTCAAAAATTACTCAAGAAGTTTCCATTAGATATAACCACCAATAGAGGAAAGCAAACTGAGACAGAGGTGGGTTCTACTGGATTATTGATCAATGGTCTAGAGATTACTAACTATAAGTCAAATGATTACATCTATTATGGACCTCTAAAATCTATTGATATTTTAAATAGTGGTTCTGATTATGATCTTGTCAATCCACCAAAAATAGAAGTTTCTACAGGAACAGGAACCACAGCATTAGTTCAACCAGTTATTGAAGGTACTATAGAAAAGGTTTATATTGACAAACAACAATTTAATATTAATGAGTTTATTTCTATCGATATAACTGGTGGAAATGGAGATGCTGTTTTAGAACCATCTATTATTAAATCAAGTAGAGGTGTTGACTTTGATGGTAGACCTACTAATTCTCAGGGTGGAATTAGTACGGCTAATGATACAATTAAATTCTTAAGTGATCATGATTTCTTTAATCAGCAAGAAGTAATTTATAATTCAAATGATAACTTAGGAATAGGTGTTGGTATTGGGACATCTACATTAGTTACTAATTCATCTTACTTTGTTAAAGTAATTGATAATACTACAGTTAAATTATACAATTCTGCAGAAGATGTTGTAGCATTATCTGGTCTAGGAATTAATCCTATAGGATTGGGAAATACAAATTTAACTGGTATTCATAAATTTGTTACTTTACCAGATCAGAAATCTATTGATAGTATTAGGATTTTAGATGGAGGTTATTTTAGTAATAGGAAATTATTAGTCAAACCTTCTGGTATATCAACACAATACAACAAAATTGTTTTTGATAATCATGGTTTTAATGATGGTGATGTAATTGAGTATAATGTAGAGGCTGGTGTCGGCACTGTGACACCTCAACCAATTTCTGGATTGACTACTGTTACTGGAATAACGACAACGACTCAATATTATAATATTGTAAAATTAGATAGTAATTCTTTCCAGTTGTCTGATGCGGGTATAGGAGCAGGTGTAAGTGATACTAATTTCGAACGTGGATTAACTATAGATTTCTCATCACAAGGTACTGGATATCAGGTATTTAAATATCCAGATGTAGAAATAACACTAAGATATACACCTGTTGGGTTTGGTACAACATCTCAAAGTTATACTGATATGGTATTGACTCCTACTATTAGGGGTAGTATTGTTGATTCTTATCTTTATGAGACTGGTACTGGTTATGGTTCAACAATATTAAACTTTGAGAAGAAACCAACACTGTCTATAAAGGCAGGAAAGAATTCATCTATAAAACCAGTGGTTGTAAATGGATTAGTTGAAGCTGTTAACGTCCAATATGGTGGAGAAGAATATTTCTCTATTCCAGAATTAGAAGTGGTTGACCCCACTGGAAAGGGTATTGGTGCTGAATTAAGACCAGTCATAACTGATAATAGGATAACTGATGTTAAAATTATTAACACTGGAATTGGATATTCGAGTACATCTTCTATTAAAGTTACCTCACCAGGTAAAAATGCAAAATTAGATAGTTCTGTTAGACCATTATCACTTGATTTTAACAATAAAATGGGTGATCAGTTGTTATTAGAAAGTTCTAATAAGTTATCTTACAGTCTTTGTGGGTATGCACAGACTTATAGAGACTCTTTTGGTGAAATTGGAGTTGGTGTTACGGAAGCTTCTAGAATTATTGGATGGGCATATGATGGAAATCCAATATATGGATCTTATGGTTACAATAATTCTGCAGATTCATCAAGTGGAGCACGACGTTTAGTTAGTGGTTATGAGGCAGATATTACAAATATTGTAGATAGACCTGTTGGATTCACTGTTGGATTCTTTGTAGATGATTACAAATTCACAAATAATGGTGATTTGGATATCAATAATGGTAGATTTGGAAAAACACCAGAATATCCTGCAGGTGTTTATGCATATTTTGCCACTATTGATGGTACTGGTAAGACACAATTCCCATATTTCATCGGAAATTCATATAGATCTGTTCCTTTAGAGCAAAATATTGATCAAGATTTTGATTTTAAGGGTTCAGATTTGAGAAGAAACACATTTCCTTATAGAGTTTCTGATAAAAATGCTGATAATGACTTTATTATTGAAACTAATGAACTTGAAGATCAAAAAATAGAGATAGAATCAGTTACTGACGGTTCAGTTGATCAATTATCTGTTATTTCATCAGGAGAAAATTATAAAATTAATGATTCTATTGATTTTGATAACACTGGTGGTGGTTCTGGGGTAATTGCTAAGGTTTCTTCCATAAAAGGTAAGGATGTTACCAATGTAAGTGTTGCAACATCTTCATATGATGACGCAGTATTCAGTTGGGTTGACAAAAATACTTTAAGAGTTACTGTTTTACCAAGTCATGATTGGATAAACAATGATAATATTGTAATTTCTGGCGTTTCTACTTCATCTGGAATTTCTTCTAGTGTTCCAGCACTAACTCAAATAGATGGAAACTATCAAATTGGAGTTTCTTCTCTATCTGCCTCAATAATTTCAGAGGTAATATCATCTGCAGCAGGTGTAACAACAGAAATATATGTTAGTTCAATACCAAATTCTCTTTCAATAGGAAGCACTGCTGAAATTGGTGGAACAAATAATGAAGCAGTAAAAATTCTTAATATCTATAGAGATCTTAAAGCACTGAGAGTTGTAAGATCTACAGGACTAGCTCATACTATATCTTCACCTATAACTTATATTTCAGATTCTTTTACTATTGAGAAAACAACAGATTCTTTCCAATCGGAAGTAAATGATATATCTTACTTTAATCCAACACAATCAGTTGGATTTGGTACAACAGCAGGAGTCACACATAAAACTTCCTTCCGTTTTGGTTCTACAGAAATAATTACAAGAAATATACCAACTCAAAGAATTTATCTTGAGGATCATCCATTCAGAGTTGATCAAGAACTAACATTTGCTAAACCAACTCCAGGTGCAGCTGCCATTGTAGTATCAGATAATAATGGAGCAACCACATTCGACTTACCATCAACTGTTTATGTTGCTGATGTCACTCCAAATACTATTGGTATAAAAACAGGTATTGGTACAACTAGTGGTGATTTTAAAGATGTATACTTTAGTAGTGGTGGTGCCGATATTGATGATTATTCATTTACAACCAATTACTCACAAATAACTGGAAATCTTCAGAAACTAACAGGAACAGTTGCAATATCTACAGCTGCCACATCTAATTTAAAATTTGGAGACCAAATTAAGTTGGATGTCAAACCAGACCTATCAGTTGGGATTGGTACATCTACTGCTGTAAGGGTTATAAGAGACTCTGAAACTGGTTATATGTTAATTGATCCAGTTGAGACACCTTACACAAATATAGACCTTGCACAAGACGATATAAAAGTTATTAATCATGGATTTGAGAGAGGTGATAAGATATTCTATACTGTGGCAGATGGAACAACTCCAACTGGTCTAACAACTAATAGATCATATTTTACATATGTTGTTGATGAAAATCGTATTAAACTTTCTGAGACATCTGTTGATTGTCTTAGCAATCCACCAGTAACAGTAGATATTACAGCAAAAGGTAATGGTGTAAGTAAGTTCTATCAAATTAATTCTCAACTTGAGGTTGTTAAAAATAATAACTTGGTATTTGATTTATCAGACTCCTCTTTATCAAATTATAATTTAAAATTCTACTATGATAATGAATTTAAGAATAATTTTGTATCTACAGGATCTACTACAAATACATTCAGTATAGTTACTGGTACTGGTGGAACTACAGTTACACTTAACCATGATGTATCCTATCCAGATAAGTTATACTATTCTCTTCAAAGATCTGGATTTATTAGTACAGCAGATACTGAAGTTTCTAATTATTCTGAAATAACATTTGTAGATAGTCTCTTTAACAATTCATATAGTGTTGTTGGAGTGAGTACTACCTCATTTGATTTTACTTTAAATCAAGTTCCAGAAAAATTATCATATTCTGATACTGAGTGTGATTCTATTTCATATACTACTAAGTCTTTAAATGAGACAGGTGGTATTCATGCTGCCTCTATTGTTTCTGGTGGAGTTAATTATAAGAAATTGCCTAATTTTGTGGGATCATCTTCTACAGAAGGAACGGGTGGTTATGTTATTGCAAAATCAAAAACTATTGGTAATATTAAGCAAGTAAGAATTATTAATGAAGGATTTGAGTATTCTGCAGATAGTACTTTGGAGCCATCTGCATTAATATCTCCACTTATTTCTATTAAAAATTCCAATACTATAGGTGTTGTTAGTGTTACTAGTGGTGGTTCTGGATTTATAGATGCTCCAGATATTGTTATTGTAGATTCTACAACAAGAGAAAAAATTGATAGGGGTATTCTTTTACCAACTATAACAGGAACATCTATTTCTAAAGTCGAAGTTGTAAATAGTCCAAATGGTCTTCCTGATGAACCTACTACATTATTCACTATTAATAATGATAATGGAGTTGGTATTTCATCTATTGATTCCAACTCAACGGGAATATTTACATGTTACATAGATACTCCTTCATCAGGATTTACAACTTTACCATTCTTGGTTGATGATGAAGTATTCATAGAAAATGTTACTCAATATGATCCTGTAGCAATAGGAGGATCTGGATTTAACTCTGCAGATTATGGATATAAATTTGGTAAAGTTACCAATTATATTGCTGGTGCACAGGATAAAGTTACAATTAATCTTGATATATCTGGAATATCCACTAACACTGGAATAGCAGTTACTGATCAAGGTTCATTCGCAATGATGATCAATAAAAAGAATTATCCAACTTTCACTACAGTTGAAGAATCTAACCTATTCATTATTGGTGAAGATTTAATAATAGATGATGTTTTAATAGGATTGGTAATTACACATTCAGAAACTGACTTCATCAAAGTATTTGGAAATTATACTCTTAAGGTTGGTGATGTTATTACTGGAAAAGCATCTGGATCAATAGCTTCTATTTCAAGTATTCAGGATAATTTAGGAAAATATTCAATTAAATTCTCAGTTAAAAAGAATATAGGATGGTCTGATGATATTGGAAAACTTGATTTAGATACTCAGGTAACACCAGATAATGATTACTATCAAAATCTTTCATATACTGTTAAGAGTACAAAAGGATTTGATGAATTGAGAAGTCCAGTAAGTGCATTACTTCATACTAGTGGACTTAAAAACTTTGCTGATGTGGGAATAGGTTCTACAACAAGATCTACTGGTGGAATTTCTACACTAGGAGATTGGAGAGTTGGAACATCGAGCACTGATTTTTCAGTTGTAATACAGGATGTTATTGGTGATGAGAAAGTTTGGACTATTAATGATTATGATGAAGCATATGATTATGGAAATAGTGCCACTCAATCTAGATTCATAAAATTCCAAAATATAGTTTTATCTGATTATTCTGTTGCTAAGAGTAATGAAGTTCTTAAAATTGATGATATTAATAGTCAATTCTCCAATCTTGATGGTGATCCAAGCGAATACTTAGATGTTATTGAGTTGCAGAGTAATGTTCCTTATCAGAATATTCTTTATAGGATTACTAATTTAGATAATACTGATATTCAAACAACTGATTTGGTTATATTGAATAATGGAACAGACATTGTTTTATTAGAAAAATCTAATTTAGAAGATTCATTTAATATTGGAGTTTTTAGTATTGAATCAAATGCATTTGGTCAAGATTTTCTTAGATTTACACCAAATCCAAATGCATTTGATTATGATTATGATTTAAAATCAATTAAGAAAACTTTTGACAGTTCTTCAGGTGTTGGAACTTATCCAATAGGATTTATTAATAAGACTGGATTTGTGGGTGTTGCTACAACAGCTAGTTCTGGAGTAACAACTACATCAATTATATCAGTAGATTCTGCTAAGTTTAATTCTTTCCATGTTCAGAATCATATAGTTAATAAAACAACGGATGAAATGAATTATGTGGAAATATATGTTACTCATGATGGAACAGATACTTATACTTCTGAATATTTCTTAGATACTCATAATCCTGGTGGATATTCAGGTACGTTAATGGGATCCTTTAGTGGAAATCTTTATGGATCCGTATTCTCTTTACAATATGAAAATGATTTGACTGATGAGATTGAAATTAATTCTAATATTGTAGGATTTGGTACAACTGCTATTGGAATTGGAACATATAGATTCCTTGCAACTGGTCAGGCAGAAACTTCTGAAAGAAGTGCACTTTATCAATCTAATTATGCAGTTGGAGTAGGAACAACAAATATTGTCGAATTTGATTCGAATTTGTTTAATGCTGGTAAATCTATAGTTCAGGTTAGTGTAGGATCTACAAGAATTGTATCTGAAGTTAAATTTAATCATGATACTACCAATACTTTTGTACAAACTGGTCCATTCTTATCTAATGCTGGAATAGGAACAACTAATCCTGTTGGATTCTTTACTGGAGTATTCAGTGGTAGTACTTTTGCATTATCATTTACACCCGAAAATGGATATCTTGCAAATAGTATTGAAGTATCTGCTCTTACTTTAGGATTATATTCTGATATGGATAGTGATAATATTAATCTTATCAATGACTTTGAGTATGGTAAAGCAAATGAATCTATTAATGTACATTATTATAATGCTATTAATGGATTAAGAATTGATAGAACTAATTTTACTTTAGATCATGAAGATACTCCAATCTTTGCAAAAACCTTTAATCCTAATGATTCTAATATTGTTAATCTTGCTACAGGTTTATTCAGTATTGATAAACATTTCTTTAGAACAAATGAAGAGTTAATATACACACCTAAAGTAACATTTGTTGGTGTTGGAAGTACTGCAATGCAATACCAAAGTGGTGCATATCACCATCAACTTCCGTCCACAGTTTTTGCCATTAGAAACGATTCTAACAGTTTCTACATATCAACTACAAGAGCAGGAGCAGCTGTTACGTTTGTTGGGGTTGGTACTGGAAATGCTCATGAATTTGCTATGGCAAATTCTAATACAAAAGCAGTATTAACCATTGATGATGTCATTCAGTCACCATTAGCATTCTCTCCTGTTAGTCATACATTACAAAATAATCCAGAATCAGTATTAGGTAGTGCTGGTATAGGAAGTACATCAACTACATTCTCTCTCAGTGGAATATCATCACTATCTCCTAATGATATATTAAAAATCGATAATGAATATGTAAAAGTTCTTGATATTGGAATAGGAACAGAAACACATGGACCAATCACAGTTGGTATTGGATCAACCACTCTAGTTGAGGTTCAGAGAGGTTTTGTTGGATCAGCAGCAACTGCTCATACCAATACAACAACTGTCCAACTTTATAAGGGTTCATATAGAATTCTTGGTCAAGATATTTGGTTTACAGAGCCTCCAAGAGGAAATCCACAAGTAACTAAGAATGATAGTAATTTGGATTGGCCAACCTCTGATTTTACTGGAAGGGTTTTCTTAAGAGATGATTATACAACCAACCAAGTATATGATGATGTTTCTAATGAATTTAGTGGAATTGCTACAAACTTTAGTTTAAAGGTTAATGGATCTGCTGCAGTTGGTATGGGAACTACTGGTGGTAATGGTTTAACCTTAATTAGTGGAATATTCCAAAGACCAACAGCAAAAAATAATCCACAAAATAATTATGAGATATTAGATCCTAGTACGGGTGCAGCTTCAACTAGTATAATGTTTACTGGTATTAGTACTGTATATGGTGATCCAGTAGTTATTAATGAAACTGATATAAATGAAAATCAATTACCTAGAGGTGGAGTAATAATTTCTTTAGGGTCTACACCAGGTAGAGGATATGCTCCTTTAGTAGCAGCACAAGTTTATCCACAACTTGATGTCAATGGTACCATTACAAGTCTTGTCAGTGCTGCTGCAACAGGCCCTAGTAATTCTATCACAACTGCATCCTATAATAATGAAACTGGATATTTAGAGATTACTACTGAAAATGCACATAATTTTGAGGTTGGAATTGTAGATCAGGTAAAACTTGCAGGATTGGAATTTACTTGTAGTGGATCATTTAATGTATATGATGCTGATTACAATCAAACCACAGGTGACTTAGTATTGACAGTTGGTGATCATTATCTAGCAGCAGGTCAATTTATTGGAATTAAAACTGATTCCTTGACATTTACTTGTGATGCTGATGCTGATGCAACATACCATTCTTATCCACGTCATGGTACCGATCCAATTGCAGGAGTATCTACATATATCAATTCAACATCTAATAGCACTATTACTGTTAATGTTGGTGTTGGAACTACTAGTGTTCATCAATTTGTGGGTCTTGGTACAGAGGCAATTATCGTTAGAAGTGGATATTCAGGAACAACAAGTAATATCTTCCCATATGCAGCCGTAGGATTAGGTAGCACAAGTTTTGATTATACAATTGTGAGTATTGGTGCCACAAATAAATTTACAACTGAAGTGGGAATTAACTCAATACCTCATACTTTTGTCGGTGGTGGTAGTGTAATGCCTTGGTATGGAGATGCTAATCTTGGATCTGGTTATTATGGTGATACGGTTTCTATTGGAGTCACAGATATACCATTTACTCATAAGTTTGTAAGTGCTACATCAGGTACTATAGTAGGTTATACTACTGCACCTTCATATGTTGACTATAATCCAGCAACTGGATATATGGTGGTATCTTTACCTAATCATGGAAAAACCACTAGTGATACTGTAACATTTGCTAATGATAAGATTACTCTTACATGCTCTAAGGATGACTATGCAACCGAGCATACCTATCCAAGAGCAAGTGATCGTATTTCAGGAATAGCAACTGCTATAACTGCTTATGATACAGATACATTTACAGTATATGTTGGTGAGAATGCTGGTTCAGGTGGTTCAGTTACAGCCACGATAGGCATTGGTGGAACTCTAACCTTTGCTATTGGTGCTGGTGGTACCAATTACCAGAATCCAGTTATCAACATCCCTGAACCATCATACGCTGGTTTAGGAGTTACTGGAATATCCAGATTATCAGTTCCAGGTGGAACTACCACAGATACTGGAGTTGGATTACTTTTAGATTTACAAGTATCAGCAGCTTCTACTGTTGGTGTAGGATCTACACAGTTTGCAGTGAATAAGTGGGAAATAGCAAGAAATGGATATGCATTCCAACGTGGTGATGTCTTTGCTCCTGTAGGATTAGTTACAGATGCTAGTCTTTCCAGTCCTATAGAGGAATGTCAATTTACTGTATTGGACATATATAATGATCCGTTTGCAGCATGGCAATTTGGACAATTGGATTATATTGATAGTATTAAACCTTTACAGGATGGAAGTAAGAGGAGATTTGATTTAAAATATGATGGAGATCTCTTAAGTTTTGAATTGCCAGATAATCCTGATTTCCCATATATGAATCTTGCTAATGCATTATTCATTGTTGTTAATGGAATTATTCAGGAACCAGGAGTTGCCTATGAGTTTGAGGGTGGTACATCTTTTGTATTTGCAGAAGCTCCTAAAGCAGTAGATAATGTCGCAATATTCTTCTATCAGGGAAGTCCATCTATTGATACTTCATTAGTAACTAATGTTATTCCTTCTCTTAAGGAAGGTGATAGTGTTCAGATGAAGAAAATCACCGAACAAAATCCACCTACAGAAATTAATCAAACTTCTAGACTTGTTGCAGATTTGAGTAGATCAGATGTAATCGAAACTAATTTGTATACTGGAGATGGTATTAGTGATACTAAACCAAAATCATTAAGTTGGACTAAACAGAAATTTGATAGGGTTATCAATGGTCAAGTAGTTTATAAATCTAGAGAGAGTTTAGAATCATTGATATTCCCAACTGGAAAAATTATTAGTGATTTCTCAACAACTGATAATGAAGTATATCTTGATAATGCAGATTTATTTGCATATGATGTCGTACCTGCTGCATCTCCTCTTGGTGGATTTATTGTAG